AATGTAGGCACGCTCGTTTCTCAACGGACGCACCCGATACACTAATACTTTGAATTATGAATTAAAATTGTCTTTCAAACTCACAGACGAAACCGTCAGGCGATGTGCAATAATTTGCTTTGTAGCCATCAGAAAACGTTGCTTCAAATTCTACGTTTCCGTTCCATCCGTGACCAGTCGGCTCTCGCACACTCAATAACTTTGCTTTCTTCATTCTTCCGTGAGGATATTCCAAAGAGAAAAGCACATTAAAAGTGTGTCCGATGTAATTCTGTAAAAATTTCGCGCACATCATCGGATTAGTACGCATTTCCTTAGTTACTTTCATAAACCATAATTTTTAGTTAATAATCGTACAATGGCGAGAGATTGATCCCGCCAAGGTTTTTAGACGTACTGAGGAAGAGTTTCGCACAGATTCGGGAGGGTTGCGTTTCTCCAAATCATATCCGTGGCAAACCAATTCTCTTTTTCGTCAGGATAAACATCCGCAAAGATTAGCAACTGATTGTGTTCGACTTTTACCGCCAGAACTTTGTGCTCTTCGTAAGATTCAGTTCCCTCATTGTAGAAAATGCCGTAAATTGTGTCGCATCTGTCGGTATCTGTTGTCCAAATAGTTTCGCCAACTTTTTTGACAAACTTTACCAAATTCTCTTCCATCTTTTCCATCAGTTCATAAGAACTTTTTGTAAGATTCTCTAATTCTGCCGTAATTTTCTCCATAATCAATTATTTTTTAAGTTAGACATATAATTGTACCCAAAACGGATTTTAAGCCGTTCTGAGCAAAATCTCACGCCATTTCGTAGATTTTTCTACGGAGTTTAATAGCTTCGTCATTTGTCGCACAATGCGCCAGAATCTTTTTTCCCCACCAAATAACGTATCTCTGTGTCGGATAACCAATCCAACATTTTGAAATCCGCATTACTTCCCAAATGGGCAAAACTCCCGCTTTGCGATGCGCCCGAATCTGTTCGGCAATTAATCTGTCAATCTGTACCATAGCTATTGAATTTAGAATTGTAATCCGATTCTCTGCTGAGAAAAGAAAAATCTCTCAGCCGTTTCCAACATTTTCTTTGTACCACAACCAAAATTGTAATACAGTCTTTCAATCCGCTCAATCTGTGCGGAAATCTGTTTGAACGTTTTCATAATCTCTCCTTTCTTTTAAGAATAATCGTACAATGTGCGGAAACTAATCCGCACAAAGATTGTTAAAAATTTCTTTCACTTCATCAAATGACGCGAAAGTTTTCTGTGGTTCATACAGAGGATACCAACCATAAATGATTTCTCCTTTGTTCTCAAAAGTTTTTGCATACTCAATGCAATAACAATGTACCGATGGAACATCATCCATAATTCTGTAGATGATTCCTTTGTTGCTGCGTCTTCTTGCTATCTCCATAATTTCCAGAATTTAAGTGAATAATCGTACTGACAGAGAACGCTAATTCTCCGCCAGCTTTAACTCGCACCATTCTGCGAAACAATTCTCATCGCAATAGTCGATCCATTCAAGCCCGAACATATCGCACAGATAATCAATGAATTCTTGAGGATATTTTTCCATACTAAACGCAAGTTATTCTTCCGAAAGCTGAATAATGCACAACTAATCCGTACATATTCTCAATACGCATCAGCATTTTCCCAGAGAAGAAAAGTTTTGCCGACCAATAATCGTACTTTTCTTGATTTACGTTCCAAGAAGAAAACTTCTCGCAGTTCTTTTGGCAAGCCTGATTAATATTATCCCACTTGCGCCAGATCTCTTTAATCTTTTCCATAATCAATTGAATTTAAAAATTATCGTACTCTCTGCAGAATTTAATCCGCAGAGAATATTTTCAGATAACCGCACCCCATAGGCACATACGATGATTAACGACTTTTTCTGTCTTCGGTGCAGTCTTAATCAGATAAGGACAGAAGCAACCATCAAAATACTTCAATTCAAAAGTATTTCCAAGGTACTCGATTTTTCCCCACGAACCTCCATATTTCTCATAGATTTCCTCGTGAGAAATGCCAGGTTTCAAATCGTACTCTTTCGGAGCGTTTCCATTTGGGAAAAGGAAAACCATAAGATAGTCACTGATTGTCTTTCCTTTGTACTCTTCGTTGTACCAAATTCTACAATTCTCCATATATCCCCACGGAGAATAATCGTAAATCAAACCTTTGCGCTTTAAAGCCGCAAGAATTCTTTTCGGTACAACCTCGCCACAATTTAGCGAATCTAAAATCTGTTTGTTTGTCATAATCCAATAATTTAGTGAAACATAATATTCGTACTTAAAGCCGACTTTCATCGGCTGAAAGTTTCTAGTGGAAGGTACGCAGGAAATACAGACTTCTCTCCATCGCAAACGCGCCCTCAAGTTTCAAGTGTTTCATCGTGCGAGGAAAAACTGTGAGGGTGGTGATAGTTGTCGTACAATTTCCCATCCGTCGGATAACTTCCGAATACGTGTCCGTTTCCCAACAAGGAGTAATGTTTTCCTTTTCCAATTCTCCAAACATAACTTGAGAATTCATAAACTCGAAAGCCTTTTTCAAGGTTTCAATTGAATCGTAATGCTCGGTAAATTCAGAATGCATTCCGTTTGGAACGTCCTGACGAATTCTAATGCTGTAAATCATAATCCGTTAAATTTTAGTGAAACAATATTGTACTTAATGCGGGATTTCTCCCGCAAAAAGTTAATTCCAAAGTGATTTCTTCTCGATCCTAACTTTGTCAGGATTCAACCACAGATTTCTTTCACAAACGTGTGCAGCCAGAATGTAACTCTGTCCGCGATGGTTCTTTGTAATTCTTGTTCTCATAATCCAAATAATTTAAAGTGAATAATTTTCGTACTTTGCAGCAGAATTAACCGCTGCAAAATATCTTAGTGGAAAACGTAAATAATTACGTACATAACAACCAGGAAACCAATGCACAAAGATGTGCCAGCAAAAATCTCAAATTTCTGTGCCATAATCATTAAGTATTTAGTTAAACAATTATCGTACTATCAGCCAGATTTCTCCAGCTGATAATAAAACTTTAGCCCGAATAACGTAGAGCATCTACTAACCAATCGAAAACCGCCAGGCAATTTCCGTATTTATCGAGCACTAAATATGTATCCGATTCCTCACAGAAAACGGCGAAATAATTGCCGTTGTTGGTCTTGTGAACCTCGTAAACAGAAACCTCCAAGTATTCTGCCAGCGTTTCACACGTAAACTCTTTACCCATAATTATCGTACTTTAAAGTTAAACATAGGCAGCGGAAAATAATTCTCGTACTTTCCGCCACAGAATAAACCCAGGAAAAGGGATTATCGTACTTGCATCGCAAATTGGATCTTATCCACGCGCTTTCCAGGATTCTCGTACTCTTCCAGCTTATCTTGGCACTCACGCAACTCCTCGCGCAACTCGCGATTCTGTGCAAGTGTACGCTCGTATCGCTTAATCGCTGAATAGGTGTGAAAAGCGACAAACTCAAAGATGACAAACGAAATAACTGTCACGATGATAACTTTTAAAATCTTTTTCATAATCAAATTTATTAGTGTTAGACAATAGCTTCTGCAGTCACGATTAGGCAACTGCAAAATACAATTTCTTCACGGCAACGAAATCGATCCCATTCTCTGCCAGGAACTCTTTCGACCACCGGAATTCTTTCATCTTCTCTTTTAACTCCTCGAAAGTCATAAGGAAATCCCAGTAGAATTGGTTGTCCGTATCTTTCGACAGAAGATAATCCGCAGAAGAAAGAAAAGAGGAGAAATCACGCGCAAATACTATCAAGTATCTTTGTTCGCGCGAATAATTCTCCGCAAAATATCGCGCAGCCGCACTCCGCTTGGAATCCAGCTGCAATCTGTCCTCATTACGTGCCATAAGCTCAAGCCAGTTTTATTGTCACGTTTGAAACTTTGATTCGCTGATAAAATGCAATCTCATAGAGATGGCGCAGCATTGTCCAAACAGAATGCTCGAACATTATAGCTTTTTTCTGCTTTCCGAACTCCGTCCAGGTTAGACAGACTTTTCTGTTTTGATAAATCATAACAATTACGCTAAATCCGTGTCGCGCACAACCTCAAAATAATTTGTACGGATTCGGAGGATCGAACTCCGATAATATTCCGCCCAGGAAATCCGCTACCAAAATTTGTAGGCTGCAAATTATCTTTCAAATCCGCAGCCCAGAAAAAGATCTGCCGCGAATCACAGAGGAATAAATTCCAGGAATCGCAGCAAATCCGAAAATAAAATTCAATTATGGATTATTTAAAAATTTATCTGCAAATATTGTTGGCGGTTTCCAAGTCAACACGCAAACTTATAATTTATTTGCCGATTCCGTGATAACTACCGATTTCTTTCGTTACCAGTTTTGAACCGACAGAAATTATAAACAGAAAAAAAGGAAAGAAAGATCTTTGCAACCCGATTGTGTTACTTGAAAACTTTTCTTTTCGCACAACCATACGCAAAAATCCAGGTTTTGTCCTTACTTTGGAATCGCACCAAATAAAAGCTAAATCTGCAAGGATTGACAAACTAAAAAAATAAGCAATAAAAAAAGGTCGATACCTTTTGCAGATACCGACCTTTTAATTTTAGAATTCTATTCCGTTAATAATAGAAAAACAATCTTCTTTGCTATAACCGAATTTTTCGTGAAGAGTTTTAACCAGTCCTTTTAAACTTCCGATTCGGTCGTTTTCCTCATTGCGTAAACGCTTGCATCGATTGATGCTTGCGATATAATAACCGTAATTCCGGAAACCTCTAATTAAATTAGATACCGAATATTCGACCAAAGAATAATAACAAGTATCTTCAAAAGGTTTGTGCAATCCCTTAACAGATACTTTTAAACTCTCGAACTTCTCGCCGTTTTCGCTCTGCTTTCCGTGATAAAGAATAACTTGCTTTTTGTCGTTTATCAATTTGTCAGCAAGTGCAACCAAATCAGAACCGCCAACAAAAACAGAAAAGTCGTTAAGCAAAGAAGAATTAGTAATAGTTTCGCAAACTTTTGCAGCGGGCAAAGATTCCAGGTTTTCATTGTTATTGTTAACTCTCTTCCTTTCCTTTGCAATTGCTTGCTTTAACTCTGAATAAGTGCAACCCGATCTTAGCAATTCTTCGGCAAAAGTATTTTCGTCGAAAATCTCAAAACCGAATAATTTTTTTACCTCGTCAAAAACTGCTTTTTTCTTTGGGCTTTCCTCGTCAAGTGAATTAGCCGAATCTTCCAAACTGTTTGGCTTACTCTTTACGCGATTGTTAACGCGGTTTGCACTCTCTTCGTTAACTACCAATGCAGCGATACTATTGTTTTCGCTTGCATTCTTAACTGAATTCTTTTTCATAACTCAATTTTTTTTAGTGTATCAATAAATCAAAGAAAAAAAGAAATACTTTTGAACTCTTAACAACTTGTTAGTGTGTCCTATCCTATTCTTTTATACTGCAAAGATACAACAATTTCGGCAAAATTGCAAATATTTAGACCAGGTTTTCGTCAAGATCTTTCATCAAATGTTAACACCCTTAACAGATCGTGTAAAGAAAAAATCATAGATTGGCTAATTAGTGTTAATTCCGGTAAAGATCTGTTTAAATAACCGGCACTTTTGAATTGTTATTACAAAAATCTGTAAGCAAATAAAAGAAAAATGTTCTGAATTTGAAGAAAGGAAAAGAATAAAATTCCGGATTGAAAGCGACTAAAAGAATAAAGTTACAGATTGAAAGCAATTTTCCAGTAAAAAACGCTTTATTACAGATATAATAGTGCATTTTCAGTTGGTCGGCGGTTCGCGATTGGCACACCCACACCCCAAACCACAGAATGCGCGGGCTTTGGTCACTTTTCGTCGAGATTTTTCATTTTTTTTGTTTTAATTTTTCAATTTTTTATATCGAAAAACGATAAATTTAGGTGTTAGTGTAGGATAAAATGGTGAAATGCTCGATTTTGAAGAAAGTTAGGGGTAAAATCCTACATTTTCTGAAATCCTTTTGTTTAGGGCGTTTGAAGTATGTATATTTGCACTTAGTGTATGATATGTAGTATAACTATCTACTCTTAGATGATTTTGTATTAGATGTAATATATATATAGATATATAGGAAATTGCACAATGAGCACAAGAAGAGCACAAGAGACACGACCAGTGGATTTATTGCGTGAGGAGATAGAAATGTTCTCTCAGCAGTTAAGTCAGTATATTGACAAGAAAGCATTGTTACGTGCTTATCAGAGTACGAACCGAGGAGAGAGGATGGATGCTTACCACCCGATCTTACGTGATGCCTGTTGCGCGTGCTTCAGAGGAACTAATGTTCGTGATGATGGTAAGCGTTGTACTGTATGGGGTTTTAATGGTAAGATATGGAAGCAATTGAATGTTGTTGTGTTCTGTGATGCCGTTGGTGAGGCTATCAAGCGTTGTGCTGGAGACGGATCGTTTATGGTGAGTAGGGATTGGGTAGCTTTGCAGCCTAAGTTTCTTGAGAGTGCTTACAGAGGTGTTTGTGCGAGTCCGTTAGGTGATAATCCCGGTATTGTCGGTTTCTCGAATGGTGTATGGGATTTCAGTGATGTAGAGAATCCGGTTTATCATGGCTTTGGTGATATGTTGCCTATTACTGATTTGCTTCCTTATGAGTATGATGTTGAGGCTGGCTGTCCTATGTGGCTATCGTTTTTGAATATGATGCTGAAGCCTGTTGATATCTTGAAGCTGCAGAAGTATCTTGGTTTGGGTGTTGTCAATCGTCGTTTGATGAGTCATATCATCGAGGACACGCTGTGGCTTATTGGTAGTGGTGCTAATGGCAAGAGTACTATCCTGAATGTCGTTAGGGCAGTGTATGGTTATGATAAGGTCAGTGAGGCATCGATGAGGGAGCTTCTTGACAAGAACCAGGATGCTCGTATGAGGGCTATCAACAGGATCGAGGGAAACATCTTCAATGTCTGCAGTGAGATGGATATGCAGGATATCTCTAAGGATAGTGATGCCTTTAAGAGGTTATGCAGTGGTGAGCCGCATGATGCTCGTGGTATCGGCAAGGATATCCATGTTGCTTATAACATACCTTTTTTGATATTCTCTATGAATCAGCGTCCGAGCAATAGGAGAATGGATAGTGCGTTCAGGAGAAGGGTTGTCGAGATAAACTTCAATGTCAGTGTCCGTCCTGAGGATATGGATGCCTCGTTGGGAAAGAAGCTCCTTGGCGAGTTGTCAGGCATCAGGAATTGGATGATTGAGGGTTATAAGATGCTTGCCCGCGATGACTTCCAGTTCGAGCATTCCAATGATGATGAGTATATGGAGGCTAACGAGCAGTTCTTCGATATCTTTGCCAAGGCGGAGGGTTTGAGGGCTGTCGCGTGGGCAGGACATAACGAGAAGCCTCAGCTTGTGTTAGCCTCATCGTTGCACGAGAGGTATTGTGAGTACTGTGAGAGGAATATGCTTGGTGCTATCGCTCCTTCTGTTAAGGCGATGGGTTCAGACATGAAGAGGTTGAACTTCCGCAGTGTGCGTCGTGCAGCGGGAAAGTTCTATGTTGTTTATTGTGACAGGGTGTTGGATTATGCAGTACAGGTATGAGTAAGAAGATTATAAGTTTTACCAATTAATTATAGAGACTATGGCAGAAGAGAAAAAGAAGAGATGGCGTCCTTCGTTGACAGCCTACAGAGAGTTAGAAGAGACGATTCATCGTCAGTGTGTTGAACTTGATGCATGGCGCGAGAAGTATCGTGAGCTTGCAAAGTCTGCGGACGTTGTTGCCTATCAGAAGGTGGTAGGAGAGCGTGATCAGCAGATTCACTATAATTCCTTGAAGGATAAGGAGCTGGAGAATATGCGCTTGTCGAACGATTCTTTGCGTAAGGAGATTGTCGAGCTGAAGGATGAGGTGTACTCTCTTGAGCATCGTGGTTTCTGGTCTCGTCTGTTTAATCTTTGATTGTTTATGGAGGAAGAGGATAAGCTTATATTGGAGAATGAGATAGGTGTTGCCGTTGGCAGGGCAGTGAGCCATTGGATTAAGAAGAACGAGATAACAGATCCTGTCCTCGTTCAGGCTAATGTGATGAATCCTACCTGCTATATTGATGACACAGGTATCTCTCATACAGGTAGTGTCGTTGTGGTCAACTGTCATATCGTTGATATCGACGAGGACGATGATGACGATTATTAATTTTAATTTCAGATATTATGGGAATTATTCAGAGAAATCATCTTGAATCCGCTCCTGAGGCGGAAGAGCCAAAGAGAGAGGTTATCAGCTTCAAGGAGAATATCGAGGCTGAGAAGAAGGAAGAGGAAAAGTCTGCAGAGCCTGAGGCAGCTCCTGAGGTAGAGGAAGCACCTGTTGTGGAAGCTCCTGAGGAGAAGACCAAGAAGAAGGGTGGCAGACCAAGAAAGAACGCTAAGAAATGATGCTTATGGGAAAGAATGTGAAGTTAGCCGATCTGTCAAAGACGGTGTTAATTGAGCAGCTGCAGCTCTGTTGGAAGCATTTCCGTGCTTGCCAGCTTGCTCTTGACGGAGTGAAGGATGTGCAGCCTGTTGAGCTGTTGGAGTGTGAGGAGTTCATTGGTTGTGAAGACCTTGAGCTTTTCTATAAGTGTAAGAAGAAAGCCGAGGAGATTGCCTGGCTTGAGAAAGGACAGAAGGAGGTGAAGGATGGGAACTAAGAAAGAAGAAAAAATCGTTATTCCGTTTGTGAAGGCTGTGCGCGTCGGCAATTTCAAGTTGTGGCGCGGGAAGTATGCCATTGGGCAGGTGAAGATAGACTGTCTTCATGTCAGCAACCTCGATGGTTCATGGATGATGCGTATCCCTGCTACGATGAGCCTCTATGGTGTTATCTGTAACGGCTATTCCACAGAGGATGAGAAGCTGCGAGAGCAGTTCCTGGGTATGATATTCAAGAACCTCTATACTATAGGTACGTCGGCTTCTGAGTCTTTGCATGATGCCTTCTCTATCCTTAACGAGATGTTCATCTTCCCTTATCTGTTCCTTTCTGAGAAGGAGATGGTTAAGAAGATGAAAGAAGGGTATAAGAACTACGGCTTTGACAAAGGTAAGGTTGAGGAGCAGATAAAGAACATGGTCGAGTACCGTAAGGAACTCTACAAGCTTATCGAGAAGAAGCGCGACGAGCTTATCGATGACTATGAGCGTCATCTTGCGATTGCTCATGCTGAAGAGCCTGAGGCTGAGAAGCAGTTGGAGCAGGATGCTATTGCTGAAGAGGCGATGGAAATGCTCAATTAGAAAAACCGCAGTAATGCGGGAGCTAGTTTCAATTTTTAGTTATTATTGTGCGAAAGAGGAAGGTTATTTGCCTTCCTCTTCTTTTTTCTTTGCTTTCTTTATTATCGAGTCCGCGAGTTTTATAACCCGCTCCATCTCCACAGGTCTCAGTTCCCGCTCTCCGTTCTCTTTCCGGTATTCGTTGTACTGGAAGAGCAGCGGGCATTGGTAGCACTTGATCGGGAATGCGAAGGTGATAGAGTCCTGTTCGTCAGTGACAGTCTGCTCATTCTCTCTCTTGATGTCGTTGTACTTTGCAAAGAGGTCAGCACGTTCCTTAGAGCCGCTTGGCTGCTGCTGTGCAGAGCGAAGGATTTCCTTCAGTACCATCTCAGTGCCGACGAGTTCCACCTCATCAACAGGGATAGGAATTGAGACACCTGAACGGATATTCTCGCGTCTTTCCTCATAGACTTTCTTGAACTTAGCAGTAGAGAGAATGTTTCTCATAATACTGTCATTCTGTTTTGCCGACAGTCCTGCATTCTCAGGATAGGCGATAGAGTAGGCATCGGACTCAGAGTATCCGATGGACATCAAATCAGCGAGAACGATCTGCTGCTCTGGACAGCCAAGTTTTTTGGCTTGTTTCTTCATTGATGGTGATAAATCTAACATATTTGCATAAAATTAGTTAATATTTTGCTTATTTGCTTGACTTGTATTGAAATAATGCCTATATTTGCACCGTCATCAGAATGATGATAGGGACAGGACGAAAGTCGTGTACCGCCCCAAGGTCGTTTTTCAGCGGCCTTATTTTTTTTACATCTTTCTAATGAGCTTATCATCCTTGAAGTAGAAATATAAAGTGATATTATATTTTCTCTTTGCCTCGTTCAGTTTTTTATAGAACTCTGTATGATTTCCGTCGAGTTCTAGCAGTACAGCTTGCGCACCTTGCTCTTTATAGGCTTTTTGAACGTATTTCACTACATTTCCTGTGCTGGCAGTTGATTTTAGGTCTGTTGGAATAGAGTTAAGACGGATATCGTATGTTTCTCCGCTCTTTCTTCCATTACCATGCAAGTATTCAACAAAGAAACCGTTATCAGCAGCTACTTTACACATATTCATCTCTTTATTGTATTTACCTTTCTCATTTTTTGACGAATCTGCTTCTGCTACTCTTTCTTTCTCAGTTACAACAAATCCATTCTTTTCATCAGAAAAATAGGAATGCACCCACTGTTTAGATGGGTAACTCTCGTATTTCGCAAGCGCAACATCCTTCTTAGCAATGTTATTGTCCTGTATATCAGCGTTAACAAATACAGCATAACAGCAACAGTGACCATGTACTGGCAACACCATTCCTTCTTCCATAAGATGAAAGACCTCACAGACATCATCACAGAGAGCACAAGGGAATGTGCTGCCACGGAAACAGAAATAGCCAGCTTTTCCTTCTTCCTTCTCTCCCTCGTACAGTGAGCGAGACCACGCCATGCGTGCAGTCATATCACCGAAATTCTCAATGTTAACCGCTCCACTATTTGAAAGACCTACATTTCCCTCGTGAACACCTTTTGATTGGATATACATGGCTTTGGAAGGTTTCTTGAAAGCAGCTAACATTTCAGGAGAGGCGTAGACTGTATGCATCGTAGAGATATTGCGGGCGATAGCCTTCTCTTGGCTATAGTTAGCCATTTTCATAGCAGCTATCTGTGCTTCTGTGTCAAAGAGAAACTGCCTGAGACGTTCGTGAAGTGTTCCTCTAAGGTTATCAGTGCCTTTGCTGTGTAACGCTGCAAGCCAGGGGAGAAGAGTGCTTCTTCTATTCTCGTCATCTGACTCATTAAGAGAATAATCCTCGACAAGCGACATGATATCATCTTCGAGGTCGTTCATAACTGCAGCAACATCTTCGCGTAGGTTCTTGTCCTGTGAGAATTGGAAATCCTCAGGCTTTGTGTTGTACTTATAGCCTATTTGTGTAAGCTCTCTTATTGCATCCTGTAGGCGAGTTTCGATAAGCGAAGAAAGACGTGCCGCGTTTTCGTTACGCAGCAACGTCCATTTCTTTGCCTTTTTTATATCCTCTTCTGTAGGCGGCTCGTAGCCTTGAGGAAGTGTTATCTTTATGCTATCTGCCATTATTGATCCCAATTATTGCGACCTTCCCAATTGCCCCATTGGTCATAGTCACGTCCAGTTCGGTTAGGTCTGCCTCGTTTAGCTCCGTTACCTGTAGCGACCTTGCCCTTACGAGCTTTTACCTTCTTTGTCTTCTGCTCATCAGAAGAAGTGTTATCGTCGTTATTTATCTGAGCCTGAGCATTCATAACGTCAATCTCCTGTTCGGTCTGAATTTCTGCAAGCTCTTCCTGAGTATCAATCTGTTTTTCAGACTGAATATCAAGTTTCTCTTCCTCGAATAGGAGTTCCTGCATCTGCTCGTCGTGTTTCTCCTTTTGGATTCTGTTCCATTCCTGAGGAGTAGAGAAGTAGAATCGCTCTGCTGCAGTCTGTTTTGAAACGAATCCGTTCTGAACAGCAGTTGCAAGGTTTGTTGTAACCTCCTGATCGTTAATAGGAATGAATGGTGTGATGTAGAAAGAAATCTTTGTATTGGCAAATGCCAAACGATTCTTTGTCTCGATGCCATATCCCCACTTGAAGATTTCAATCATCTTGCAGACGAATCCATCGTATTCCTGAATCTCAAGGAGTGCCTTGTTATAGGCATCTGAGTACAGAAGTTTGATAGCTGCTGCAGGGGTATCACCTGATTTTAGCTCTGGTGCTTTGATGACCATCGACTGAGAATAAATCTTATCCTCAAGCATATCCAGCTCTGTCTTGTATGCTGTAGAAGCATCCTGTCGATTCAAGAATTCTGCCTTGCTGTCCTTAGGGAGTACAAAAATCTTGGAAGCGTAGGACATATCCTTAGTCGCAATCTCCTTGATTTTCTTTCCTTCTCCGAAGAGACCGAGGATAGGAAGACCGAAATCGTGGTTATTCTGTGCAAGACGAGAGAAGGCAGCTTCTCTGTGTTCGATTGTTTCCTGAGAAGGAGACCATACCGGACCATCTTCGCGTCTGTGATATGATACAGGGATAGAAGGGAATCCGTGAGTTTTCTTATCCTCAAGGATATATCCGTTAACATCAAAGTTTCCTGCCAAGGTCTTGAGATAGGTTGTTCCGTCTTCCATAACGTCAAGTTTCAATTCACCTATCTGTTCCTCAGGATCTCCTTCGACAAGGCGATAGTAGAACTTATCATCCCACACGTCCAAATATCTGCGAGTATCACCGAAATCATCCTCGTCAGTATATGTACGTGCGAAGATATTCATTTTTCCTGTTATTCTGTCGTAATGAGGATAGAGAACATCACCGTCTTGGAAAGAGAGAACCTTCCAACTGAACACATTGTTTACAAGGATACCTACAAAGGCAACATCCGCTGTAGAATAGTCAGACTTAATAGAGAAATGCCAGGCATTTTCCATTCGTTTGTCAGCCCATCCTCCTTTGAATTTGTTGTAGATGTCGACATTTTTCTTGTCTGTGATACCGTCTGCAAGGTCAAACTGTATGTCGTTTCCTGTTGTACGAGCCATACGGTCATCAAGAATCTCCTGCTGATAAGCGAAAGCATAACGCGGGAAATCCTCTTCATAATAGAGATCATCTTTCTCGTTGTAGCGATAGTTGATGTAGACTGTTCTGTCGTTGATAGCATGAGCATTAGGGTCAAGCTGCCTGAGGAAGTCCGTCTGCGTCTCTTCCACATAAACAGCATTGTCTTTTACTACATACTTTTCGTTTAGGCTGTTCAGAAGTCTTGCTGTATCAGCCTTTGTGTCAGGTAAGATGCGGTAGAACGGCTTCTTAGTGAGCAGTCCCCGCAGCTTCTTTTCTTTTGTCTGTGTTGTTTGTTCCATAATTTATTGTGTTATGGGTCAAATGGGGCTAATGGGTCTCATGGCCGTCTGACCGAGTTAATTGAAATCGAAGGTTCTTACAGAACGGACGTGAGATGAGAGAAAGTCGGGTATCTCTGTATCTGCGTCTTCCATCTGTAGTTTCTCAAACATCATAAGAGACTCAATGAAGTCAGGAGAATGTCCGACAATGGATTTCTTCTTCATCTGTTCCTTAGAGATCAGACACCATCCTCTATCAGCTTTATTCATATCCTGCTTTATAGCCTTTCTTTCGAGCATCAGGATATTATAGAGCTTCATCGTAGTCTTTCCTATCTTATATTCCCTGTCAAGGAGAGTGGATTCGATACTCCATTCTCCCTGTTGGGTGTGCTGTGCAAAAAGATAAGCCATCTGTGATTTCTGATTGTCATAGTGTAGCTTATCGCTATCATCTTCGGGTGCAGCTTGGTTAATGAATCCTACTGCATTAGGGAATGCACCACGTAGGATATTACCTACACCCTGTTCATCAAATACGAAGTTTTCCTCATTCACCCCCCACTCACGGAGTTTTGCCTTGATAGCGGGAACGGTATCATAGATATTGAGGCGGCAGACGAACACGTCCTGTATATGATTGCCAATCTTAAACCACGTTACGCAGTTATCGCCTCCGTCAGATGCAGCGTCGCAAGAAGCGCGTCTGATATTATCTCCGTACATCTTAGCGTTCTCAAAGCAATGTTTCATGTGGTCGGGTTGGATAATCTCATTTCCTGTACGGATAACGTTCCAGTTTCCTTCAAATTCCCTTGCACGGATTTCTGCAGGTTGGTTAAGCAGGTTGGCGATGTAAGCTGGGTCGCTTTTCAGCAGAGCCTTGTTGTCATATAGTCCTGCCTTTATGAACGTAACGGACTTGACAGAGAATGAAACCTTGTCATATCCGTATTGTTCCAGCTGCTCATCCCACGCATCGTCGATGATATCTTTGCATTGTTCATAGACCTCCTGAGGTGAATCACCCCACAGGATGTTGTCTACGCTGTCATCAGGCATATAGCAGTAACGGACAGCTCCGTCTCGTTCAGGAATGATAAAGCCATCAGGCCCAATCCACCAATCAAGGAACTTACGAAGCCAGGATAGCGGGTCGGGGTTACAAGTGCCGAGCATCCTTGAACGAGCACCAATGGTATTACGGTTACACGTCATAAGGAACTTGAACATCTCGAAAGGCATCTGAGGAAGCTCGTCGACACCTATGTAGGCAAACTGCTGTCCACGGTATTTGATATCCATCTCTTCCATCGTCATGTCATAGATGGTAAGTCCGAGCTTTGCACCTGACTTGAAGTACCATGTCATATCGTCCTTAGACTTATTGTATCGTCCCAAGTTAGAAAACCATCGTTTAGACTCGTTGATGATATTCTCGAAGTCATCTTTGTTCTTACGGAAGATGATACCATTGAAATGCTTGTTTGCGATATCATATATCGGTTCCATCAGCATTGTGATGGTGTTGTGGTTGATAGTCCACGCATCTGTCATGTAGAGATGGTCGCGTCCTGTAACGGTAATACATCGGCAATTCTGCTTATGTTTACTTTTCGTGATGTACTGCAGTTTCTTTGTGAGTACATCTTGGCATTTTGGTGACGTGGGAACAGCTGAGTTTATGTATGCTCTATCCCTGTAAGTTGACCTTTCAAAGAACTTTGAATCGTCAGGAGCTATAAATGACACTCTCCAATAGCCGATATGGTCAAGATCGTCTTCTTCCTTTGTGACTCTTGCCCAAACACCCAATGAACGTGCCATTTGTGCAATGTCTTCAATAAGTTTCTTGTTCGGTAGAGAAAGAAATGGATGCTTTTTATGAGAGCGTCCGTTCTTAAACATTACACCTTTCAGATAATCCCAACGTGCCTGAACGGATGCTGTCATGTATTCGTGAGGTATATGCGCTGGCTGTTCACTGCGTAATGTCGTGAAAATCCGTCTTGTCTCGTCTGGTATGCCTTTCAAGTGCCAAAAACCATCTTTTTGATCTTTTCTTATTTTATATCCAAACTTGTGAAACATTCTAAGATCATACCAAACGTTAGTTATTTTCGGTCCTTTTGGTTCAAAATGCCAAAAGCCAGTTCCACTGATGTACCCAAGAACAAATGGATGTAGCGGGAGATCTATAGGTGTACGTTGTTCATTCATCTCTACTTCTCCGCATAGAGGAAACTCAACATATTCATTAACTCCGCGTCTTAGTGAAAGAGGGAAGGGGCTTTCGATTCTGTAGCGATCCATAATTTCGCGTGCAGTCATTTCGTGAAATTCTTCTGTAGCAGATGTTCTAGCCCAGAAGCGGTGATTGTCCATACACGAAACAGTAGTTCCATCGTCAAAATGGAAAATGTAAATCGTATTTTCTCCCTGCTCGAAGATGTCGCTGACTTTCTGTACTCCGTCATAGGGTGTGCAGATGTAGTCTCCGATTTCAAGGTCTCCCATTTTTCTGAATCCAGAAGGTGTGGCAACAGGTGTAGAGTAGGGGTTAGCCTTTCCTCCGCCTCGGTTTCCTCCGAACACCATAATGTCCACTGAGCTGTGCAAGCCATTTTCCTGCGCTGCTTTTTGGAAGATGAAATTCTTCGACTCCTTCGACTTGTTTTCGTTTTCCCTAAGCTGCTCTATGTAGCTGTAGGAGAGGATGTTTTTTCCATCCAATGTCTTGAGTCCAGTTTCTTTTTGCATAATTTCAATGTTTTTGATAATTATTCGTCGCAAAAATACCGATAAACACAAGTTGTGCAACGTGTTTTGAAATTTTATTGAAGATTTTTCTGAAAACACATTGCACGCATATACGCAATTTATACATTTGTCACAGATTTTGGCAGAAAGCCATATCTAAACAACACAAAAACTAAACTTTAGACACATGGAAAAAGAAGCACTTATCCAGAATTTAAAAACAAAGTCTCAGATAGACAATCTGAGCGAGAGAACTATTGACGAGGTAGCAACATTGTTCCTTCCTCAGTTTGCCGACGATGAGAAGATTAACGACGAAAGTTGGAATCTTCCTGTTCAGATGCTGAAGACCATGAGTGGTCAGCTCCGTCACGATTTGTCAGGTGGTATTAATGACTTCAAGACAAAGTTCGAGGCTGACAACAAGGATGCACAGGCAAAGGCTATCGCTGATGCCATCGCAGCAGCAAAGGCAGAGTGGGAGAAGAAGAATCCAAAGCCCGACCCTAAGAAGGAAGAGAAGAAGGAGGAACAGAACCAGGATGTAGATCAGAAGGTTGCTGATGCTCTTGCAAAGGCAATGGCAGATCTTACAGGCGAAGAAGGAGCATTGGGAAAGCTGAGTAAGCAGTTCTCTGACTTCCTGACTCAACAGGCAGAGGAAAAGAAACAGATCAGCGTCAGCAATGTCCGCAATCAGGTAAGAGAATATCTTATCGGACGTGGTGTTGAGGAAGATGATTATGCTCTTGAAATCTGTTTGGAGAAGCTGGAAATAGGCGAAAAGCCAGACGTAGCTTCTTTGAAGGCTAAAGCCGAGAAGGACTACGAAACAATCTACAATCGTATGCACAAGAACGATGGTAGTCAGCCCTTCAAAGGCGGTGGCGGTGGTGCAGGAGGCATGTCGCCACTAATCAAGAGCCATATAGACCGTGTGGCAGCAAACGCAAAGGACTCGAAAGAATATTCTGAGAGCCTTGAATTTGCAAAATAAGTGAGAATTAACAATATTTCTAACACAAAAAACTTTACAGAAGATGATTAATGGAACATTGAACAACTACACCAAGTTCTCAAAGAAATGGGGTGGTGTGCGCAAGGCTTACGAAGGCCATGAAGTTCCCTGGATGCTTACCGGTGGCTTCATGTTCCCATCTCTCGACGTGCTTCCCGCAAAGGGTAATGCTCTTCCTGCATTCAGTCCTATCTATGCAGACGAGGAGTCGAGACAGGTACTGCCTCTGTATGTCTTCGAGGTAAAGAGCGTTGACGGTACTAAGGTCAGCGTAGTAAAGAACGAAGAGGGTACTCGTGCCAAGGTTGGAATGAAGCTCATCGTAACTCCATCTAACCTCGCTACTGCAGGAACTCCCGCTACAATCACCGCTATTGACGATAGCGCAGATGACGTAGACGTTCTGACTCTGAGTGCAGCAATCGGTTCAGCAGGTGGTACACTTGTTGAAGCTGGTGATGACAACAAGATTAAGGTTGTGCCAAACGCACTGACACCTTATGACTGCTTCGTTGACGAGTACGCCTACGCAATGGACTGCGAGGCTTGTTGGGGTGCTACCGCTCCTATTCTGGAGCGTCGTATCTGTGCTCTGCCTGATGTGATTAAGGAAGCCTTGAAGAAGGCCGACTGTGTTTTCCGTTTCAGCCCACGTAAGTAATAGGAGGAAAGAATTATGGCAAGAGATAAGAATCTTTACGGTATTGGTTCTCTGGCTCGTTTCGTCGATGCTGAGAACTTCGGACTTTTGCTTGACAACATCAATGCAAAGTACAATCAGGCTATTTGGAAGAAGTATGCCGCATGGGGTCAGCCAACTGATGACCGCGAGTGGAAGCAGGGTACGAAGGAGACTCCAATCCTTGTTCGTGCATCTGTATTGGGTACTAACTCACCCAAGCCACAGCGCAACACTCAGGGATGGGGTATGTACTCAGGTACACTGCCTAAGATCGGTCACGGTTTCTCTATCGACCAGGATGACTTCATCGAGCTTCGTAAGGTAGCCAAGTTGAGTAACCTGACATTCGGTGAGAGCCTCGTTGACAGCTTCGTTTATAACGCAAGCAAGATGCTCGGTGGTATCCACGCTGAGTTGAACTATATGACCATGCAGGCAATGTCTACAGGTCAGATCAACGACGTTCCTGTTGACGGTGTTGCTTACGACTTCAAGTTCCCAATCCCAGAGCAGAACATCATGGCTGTAACTGAGATGTGGTACGTATGGAAGACTGTTGACGGAGTACGCAAGCTCGTTCCAAACGACAAGGCAGACGTTATCCAGGACCTCATGGATCTGCAGGAGTACTACACTGATACCCTGAACCTTGGTCTCGACCACTGGAAGGTATCTAAGAAGCTGCTCCGCATGATTCTGAGCCACCCAAGCGTTAAGGCTGCATTCCTCGCTTCTAAGTACGGAAACAACTACATGAACATCCATATCGAGAACGACGAGACAACTATTTCTTACGATCCTAAGATTAAGGTTGTTCGCTCTGAGATTCTTGCTTGGATGTATCAGGAGCTTGGCATTTGGCCATTCGAGGAGATTGACTACAAGTCTCGTCACGAGGAGGATGGTAAGCCTGTAGCCGATGCACCTGCATTCGACGAGCACAACCTCGTTGCTTCTACACGTGCATTCCGTCCATTCGAGATGAAGTGTATGCGCAGCATCCTTCAGGATCGTATGGGTTGGCAGGGTCAGACAGGTGCAGACCTTTACAGCCTTGTAGAGGGTCGTATCGTTGTCCTGAACTCTTGGGAGGAGCGTCCTAACCTCAAGAATACTGTTGACTGTGAGCTGTTCGCAGGTCCTGTATTCAACAATGTTCGTGAGCACGGTATCGTAACCGTTTGGAAGGAAGATGAGGGCGGTTCAAGCAGCTCATCAAGCTCTAGCTCATCAGAGTAAGAATCTCTAAGTGACTTGAAGACATGGCAGAAAATATAATGACCATCGAGAAGTACCTAAATGGCAAAGTCAGGAATATCATCGTTCCTGACGATGCCATTGCTACATTTATTGTAGACGCAAAGTGTCCTGCAGGTACGACAAAAGATACAGACATCGACAGCCTTTCTCTTCGTGAGCGCGAGCTTTGTCTTGCATGGCTGTATGTTTGGATATCAGGTAGTCCTACACAGACAGGAAGCAATTCCGACGAGGATGCCGACTGGAGACACACTGAGGGTGGTGAGCGTATGTCTGCCAACGTTCTGAAGCAATATCTTGCCATGGCTAATGACATTTTCGATAAGTACGACGAGCCTCTTATAGGTGAGGAATACTACGGATTTGTAGGTCGTGGCATCCGTAATCCAAGAACACACCGTTAATTATGAGCGTTATTAATCCGAGATACCCGCATTGGTGCAGAATCATCCGAAAGACGGTTACAGACCCTATGGAGGATGAGGATGATTTCGATCCTATGGCAGGATATGACCCAATGGGTAGTGACGATGATACGCTTCTAGCCGATAATGAACATCAGCAAGAAAGTGAAAATTCTTCTGAGGAAACCACGACGGAAGAAAACACCGGAGAGGGAACTCAGAAAACAGTCATCTACGAAGGAGAATGCCGAAGTTATAAAATCAACACTACGTCAGACAGGGGAGAAGTTATTACCTCGCAAAGAGGTCTCGCCCTGCCCTTGAATCAGGACGGATGGGATGCACTTGGCGTTGTGCCAAAGGAAGGTGACGAGATTATTGTCTTTCACGGTGATACTCATAGGGAATACGGAAGGGTTGTTGATAAGAACGTAGCTAATGCGAGCTTCGCAGGAACTCATCTTGTATGGAAATACAGTAGGAACTAATTGTTCTAAGTATGAGCAATAAATCTGTTATAGACACTGCGTTTAAGGATTTTGAGAAGCAGATAATGGATATGACGGAGCAGGAACTGAAGAAGTACTGCTGGTCTATTCTTCAATCAGCTATCAAAGCGCGAGAGATGAATCCTAATGCGCATGACTTTACAGGAAACCTATTGAATTCAATCGTTGTTTGTCTTTATAGAAGGAGAAGCCCTGTTATTGCCTATTATTCTTCTTCTCTCGTTGGAGAGGCTATCCGTCCAAAGATGCGGGTACTCAGTACAAAGGAGAAAAGGTACGGCTTCAATCCTGACTACAGCGGAGAACGTTCTGTATATAAACCAACGGTAAACACCAATGGCGGATGGGGTAAAGATGATGCGGAAGCATTCTTTGAAAGTTATGTGCCTAAGGGCAAGAATATGTTTGACATAGTGGTTGCCTATACTGTTGAATATGCTAATTGGGTTGAAATCCAGAGGCAGACAACAGGTATCCTACAGACACAGAAGTTCGCAGAACGCGCAGGAATGACGTTTATGGAGTTAAAAGCAGCATAATTTATGGCACAGAAATCGGTTTTATTCAATATCTTCAATGACTTGACAAACGCGGTAAAGACTATCGTAGATGCCAAGTACATTTTCTTGAAGGACAGACCTAATACAGAAGGGGAAGATAAGCCGATGTCCAAGTTTGTTGTTATCGATCTGCCTGTCAGCATGGAGGATTATGTCATTGGAACTAAGAAAACCTTGCTGAATACTTACGGAGTCCTTTATCTGTTCGTACAGGCAAGAAAGAACACGACCCTTGATGTAAATGCAATGGGAGATTTCGTAGAAAAGGCTATTGCTCTATTCCCTTTCGTAGGGGATTATTGCACAGCAGCAAATCCTGTTGTACGTCTCAGTGGCAGTGATGGTCATGGATTCCAAGTCGCAACAATAACCTTCGACTTACAAACAAAGTGGAAGGCTTTCGAGAATAATAATTAAGTATTAACATAACACAAGAACTAAACTATGGCAAATGTAAGCAATGCAAGTGGTGTTTTCACTGGTCTCAATGAACTCCACGTCGTATCGGGCGGTTTCGCCGACGGTTTTGAATTGGCTACTGGTGCTTCTCTTGTTGAAGTTCCTGTAGCAGAGGATAGCGGTTTCAGCTATACTGGTGGTACTCCATCTGTAGAGCGTTATCGTATTCACGGTCTTTCTGCTCCTTGGGCATCTAAGATGACTCCTGGTGATGCAGAGGTAAACCTGTTCATTCCTCAGGTAACAAAGGCTCTGCTTGAGCT